GACGTTCAGGGACGAATGTTCCTTACGTTCACGACTATTCAGGGATGGAGCCCATTGGTTAATGACATCCTCGGTAAGACTAAGACGCTAGAGAAGCGTAAGGCTCCTCTTTTAAAGGATAGGGAGATCCCAATCAAACAAGAGAGCATCGGAAGAACAGACACCGTGATCCATTATCTTTGGACTGCGGATAATCACTTCTTGCCCGATAACACAACTGACAGGTTTATCGGACGGCCTGAAGCTGAAATCCTATCAGTTGCTTACGGAATCCCAAGTAAACCTTCATCTTCACCGTTCCCGCGATTTGATCGTGATGTTCACGTCATCAAGGACGACGAGATGCCATGGAAGCGTGAGAACGAATATGAAGACCCGATCAAGTACACTCGCTACCTTGTTACTGACCCTGCCGGCAGCAAGCCTTGGTTCTGTGTCTGGTTTGCTGTGTCCTCCAATGGTATCATCTACATTTATCGTGAGTGGCCGGACATTTCATGGGGCGTGTGGGCAGAGCCGGGTGACGACGCTCAGATTGGCAAACCAGGACCAGCCCAGAAGCCTAACGGCTGGGGAATAGACGAGTACCACGAGATGATTAAGAACGAGGAGGGCGAAGAGGACATCTTTGAACGCCTCATTGATCCGCGCATGGGTGCAGCTCTTACCCCCAAGGTTGGCGGCTCCACCTCTATCATCACGGAGATGGATGACCTCGGAATGACGTTCATCCCGGCTCCGGGGCTCACCAAGGAGCATGGCGAACAACTCATCAATGATGCCTTAGCCTACGATACGACTAAGCCTATCGGTGCTTTGAACCATCCCAAACTCTACATCTCCGATAAGTGCGAGAACTTGATCGAATGTCTAATGAACTATCCAGCCAATGCTAGGCAGGACTGTTCATTCAAAGATCCAGTTGACTGTGTCCGATACGGACTCGAAGCCGGCTTGGACTATATCGACGCCAACGGTGATAAATCAGGCAGGACGTTCAGCTACTAGTTGACTCTAATGAGAATCCGTCTCAACTAGATTTCAAATGGAGGATTTTTGATGGACAAAGCTACTCTTGAAGCGGCGAAACATGACCCGACGTTGCAGATTGCACCCAAGGGTGACAAGCCTGACATCGAGGCCGTAAAGTCTGCCTATGCCTCCACGATCCGCGATGTTAGCCCCTACGTTGCACAGTGCCGCCAGAACTACGAGACTCGTTACGCCATCTGGAATGGGCAGTCCTCAGACAACAAGAAGCATAGCCGCGAGGACGAGCAGACTGAGCCGACCCCGTGGGAGGGAGCGAGTGATCTTCGGGACTTCTCCGTTGACCGAGCCATCAATGCCAAGGTGGCAATGCTTTGTACGGCCCGCCGCCGCTCTAACATGGTGGCGGTGCCGACGAACGGATACAATTTTGAGCGTGCTAAGTTGGTAGGTAACTTCATGCGATGGTTGACAAATTCACAAGTGCCAGAACTAGATCGCGAAGACCAGTTAGCCGCTCAATACTATTGCGAAAAGGGTGTTACGATTACTGGCCAGTTTTGGGAGGTAAGGCAGGCCAAGCGTAAGAAGAAGGTGACGATGGATGAGATTAAGGCGAAGCATCCACAGGCAGATATGGACCAGCTTCTCTCCCACGATGAAGCCTCGAAAGCCCTAGAGCAGTCCCTAGTCGACAAGTATTCCATCACCCCTGATGCTGCCGCAACTGTTCTTTCCGATCTTCGTGCAGATGGTGAATCAGAGTTTTGCTACACCCATGAAAAAGGCGTCCCTATCATTCGCGCATACACCCTTGATGAAGACATCTTCATCCCGGCCTATGCTACCGACCTCGAAACGTCTCCGTATGTCTTCGTTGTCCGCTACTTCCACCCTGAAAAGCTCCGCATGTTTGAGAACACGGATGGCTGGGATGGCAAATGGGTTAAGGAAGCCATAGAGACAGTCAAAGGTAAGATCGTTACGCTGACTCCTGACAAGAACATGGAGCCGATTTCGCGTAACTTCTTGTACCGCTATCAGCGATTCCATGATATGGTCGGCGTGGTGTACGCCTATCAGCGTATGTCCGACAAGGATGGGATTCCGGGCATATACATGACTGTGTTTAACCCGGATTTGCCTGCTTCCGAGGCTCACGATGGGTACGCTTGGCATGGTTTGGTCGATAGTATGGGCGGAGAATATCCCTTTGTGCTGCATCGGCGTGAGATGCTCAGCCGCCGCGCACATGATTCCCGTGGTGTCCCCGAGGTTGGGAAGAACTACCAAGACAACCTAAAGAGCCTCCGGGACGCTAAATTGGACGCTGCTAGCATCTCAATTCTGCCTCCGATGATGCATCCGATTGGACGCCCGCCAGATAAGTGGGGTCCGGGTGCCCGACTTGGCGAACGCCGTCCTAATGAGTTCCACTTTGGCGACCGCCCCGCCTTCGATCCCAGCACTTCCGAGGTGGAGCGTGGAATCGAGAACCGTTTCCGTGAGTATTGCGGCGAGATGGTCCCTGGAGAGGATAGCAATATCCCACGCCTCATCTCAGAGTTTGAGGTGGGCAACTGGCTTTCCTCGTGGTCTAAGGTGTATCGCCAGCTCTGGAAGCTCTGGCAGACTTACGGCGATGACAATGTGCAGTTCCGTGTTATGGGCCTGCAAAAGAGCCAGCCAGAAGTGATGCGTAAGGGTGAGAGCGACGAGGATTGGGAGTTCTACCTGTCGTTCGATAGCCTCATCTTCGACCAAGAGGCCCTTACCAACAAGATCCAGAACATCATCAATACCGCCATCGCGGCTGATAAGTTCGGGCAGGTTGACTGGTCCAAGGTGCTCCAGATTAGCATGGAGAACATTGATCCTGCAATCGCGGAACAGATCATCATGCCGAAGGATAACGCCACCAATCAGGCGGTCACTCAGGTGCAGGATGACCTCTCCAAGATTAGCTCTGGCATTGGTAAGAACGTTAAGCAGGGAACCCCGCCAGATCTTATTATGCAGGTGCTTCAGCAGTTCATGGCTGAACCTGACGTTAAGAACCGCTACGGCTCGGATCAAGGCTTCAAGGCCCGCCTCGACACCTACATCAAGGAAGCGCAGATGCAGGTGGAGCAGAAGCAGAACGTCCAGATTGGCAAACACGGCACCATGCCAGCGCAGGATATGGCCGGCGGCTAACATGACAGCTTCGATTCATTGCTTCTTCTGCCAGTGCGAACTTACAGAGGAAGAGTCGGATAGGGCTTGGGATGACGCGGTGGAGGAGTTCGTGTGCCCCAAATGCAGCGGGAAGATTTCCCACCTGTCCCGAGACTATTCAAATTCTATTCAAACAAAACATGATCGCACTGAGGAACACCGACCGGACTAGCCTGCAAGAAGCCATCATTCCCCTTCGCGGGAATCCGTCATTCCATGCCTTTCTTATCGTCGCATCCCAAGCACTGGATAACTGCGTTGAGGATCTATGCTCTGACCGTGTATGCACGGACGAGCGTCTTACTTTGGCCTACATTGGGGAGATTCGCGCACTACGCGAGATGCTTTCCATGATCGAGATTTCGGAGCCACAGGCTTGACTCTAATGAGAATGAGTCTCAACTCTAACCATCAGGGTGGATTCCCTGCGTAACAGAAAAACATACTTGGTATATTAGCCATGCAAAACGAACAGGTAGGGGTGTCTGCAACGCCCGCTGGGACACAGCAGAGTAAGGAAAGTCGGATGGAGAAGATCCTAGCGAATCAGAATGCTGCGAAGAAGAGCAATAACATCACGGGCAGCTCATTCCGAGCTGAACTTGCGCGACAGGAAGCCGAACGGCTGACCGCTGCACAAGCCCCCGAAAAGACGACGGTAGATGATGTTGCCGCCCCTGAACAGGGCCAATCCCAACCCGTTACTTCGGAACAGTCCGAAAGTCACAAACCGAGCGTCGAAGCAGTCACCGATGAAACTCAAAAGCCAGAGGCCGAAGCGCCCGAGACGGTTGAGCATGAGCCGGAAGACACGGAAGCCGCTCAGTCGGAGCAGAGTGTTCTTTCTCAGTTGCAATCTCTTGATCCAGAAAAGCGTGAGCTGGTTGAAAAAGCTCTCGCGGAGTACAAGGAGAAATCGCAGCAATCCATCAACAAGCGCATCGGTAAGGAAATCCGTAAGCGGGAAGCCCTAGAGGAGAAGCTGAAGAGCTTTGAACCTCAGTCGCAGGTGTCACAACCTATCGGCTCGCAACAGGGACAGCAGGTTC